TACTGCAATAACAGGAAAATTAAATGTCCATGTTCCCGCCGGAAACACACCATTGTATTCGTATAATGTAGAAATACTTTCAATATCATTTAATAATGTTGGGGGTGTGTATATAGCTGTTGCGGCATATGAGTTATCTACTGCAGGTGCGGTTGCATTGGGTACAATTGTTGTAGAAAATGTACCTGTTGCCCTTTCTACTCCCTGATTTAGGTTTGAATAGTTACCAGCGGCAATTTGTCCAACAGTCCAACCCGATGATGATGTTGCTGCCGCTGCTGCAGCTGCTTCATCCCACCATAATCTATTTGGGTTTGTACCACCTACGTTAATTTGTCTTAAATTCCATGTTTTAACCGCCATTGCCTGAACTTATTTTTGTGAACCTATATGTACAATTTGGCCAATCTACAATATGATTTGGTTTTGTGGGTATGAATTTACATCCGTTTTGATAATACCACGTATCTCTACCTGTACAAACGCCTTTACCATCTTCTGACCATCTAAAATATGCACATTTATTATGAACAACTTGTGTTTGAGGATTTGGATTATTGTCAGCATCCAATTCCGAAAAAATATTTTCAGTATCTTCACAACAATCACCACATTGAGAACATCCTCCGGTTCTTTCCCATATATCCCCATTTGTTGGGTCTATCCAATATATGGTTTCATCTTCTATGTATGTCAATTCTGGCATTTTAATTATTTTTATGCGTATTCAAATTGTATATATAATTCATTTACCGTTCCTGCAGTTGCAGTTGTTTCCAACCATATAAAGTTGTTAGCAGGCACAGTTGTATTTCCTGTTAGTGTTACGGATGCCGCAGTAGTTGTGGATGTTACGGCTTGTGCACTTACTATTGCAGTTCCTGCTGTACTTCTATCAGAAGCATAATGTAAATTTACCGTCACGGATTGTCCTGCAGATCCTCTCAAAACCGATTGTACCGATTGTACTACCAAACTTGCGGATGTATACATCATAGTAACATCTTCGGCGTTAGTTGGATCGTATATTGTTATTCCTTTTATATATCCATTTGGATTGGAACTTCCTCCACCACCCCAAGATCCAGATTGTGTTCCTATTGTAGCAAGCCTAGTTTGTACCGATGAACTAAATAATTCTATATTTGAGATATCTACTAATAAACTTGCAGTAGTTGAATTTATTGATGCAGTACTTACGTTTAGTGCATTTATGCTAACTTGCTGCGATGCTGAACTTGCATTTAAGTTAGTTAAACTTGTCGCAGTAGATGCGGTAAATAATTCTATATTTGAGATATCTACTAATAAACTTGCAGTAGTTGAATTTATTGATGCAGTACTTACGTTCAACGCATTTATACTGACTTGCTGCGAAGCTGAACTTGCATTTAAGTTGGTTAGACTTATTGCCGTTGATGCAGTAAACAATTCTATATTTGAAATATCTACCAATAAACTCGCAGTGGTCAAGTTTAGGTTTGTTAAGCTAACTGCGGTTGATGCGGTAAATTGATTCAATGCAGTTATATCCGTTGTAGTTCCTCCACCAAATGATGAGGTTGCAACAACCACAGTTCTATTATTTGCGTTACCAACTAAAACATATCCCTGTGGTATTGATGAACTTATTGATTGAGAAACATCCAATGAACCAGAAATTGTTTGAAGTCCAATAAATGTATTTGAACCAGTTGTAGCATATGAGCCCGTTTTTATATTTAAATTGCTTATGCTGATGTCGACACTTGCCGATTTAGATTCCAAATTTGTCAATCTAACTGCGGCAGAAGATGTGAAAGTATTTAAGTTTGTTAAGCTCGTTGCCGTAGATGCAGTGAATGAATTGACAGATGCAGTTCCTGCACTTAATGCGTTAATGCTAACCTGTTGTGATGCTGTTACGGAGTTTAAGTTAGTTAAACTTACCGCAGTTGATGCTGTAAATGTATTTAAGTTTGTTAAGCTCGTTGCCGTAGATGCGGTGAATGAATTGACAGATGCAGTTCCTGCACTTAATGCGTTAATACTGACCTGTTGCGATGCGGTTGTAGAGTTTAAGTTGGTTAAACTTACCGCAGTTGATGCAGTGAACGAATTCACAGATGCAGTTCCTGCACTCAACGCATTTATACTAACTTGCTGCGAAGCAGTACTTACGTTTAAATTTAAAATACTATTACTTACCGATGCACTATAAGAATTTAAATTTGTTACACTTATCGCAGTCGATGCGGTAAATGTATTTAAATTCGTTAAACTAACTGCAGTCGACGATGTAAATGTATTTAAATTTAAAATACTATTACTTACCGATGCGGTATATGAGTTTAAATTGGTTAAACTTACTGTAGTGGATGCAGTGTATGTGTTTAGATTTGTTAAACTTGTAGAAGTTGATGCGGTGGATGCGTTTAAATTAAAAATACTGCTACTTGCCGATGCCGTATAAGAATTTAAATTAGTTAAACTTGTTGATGTAGAAGCAGTAAATGAATTCACAGATGCCGTACCTGCACTTAATGCATTTATGCTGACTTGTTGCGATGCTGAACTTACGTTCAGATTTGTTAAACTTGTTGCAGTAGATGAGGTGAATAATTCTAAATTAGTTAACCTATTATTCGCAGAAGATGTAAACGTATTTAGTGCCGTTGTATCACCTCCACCGGTTGAGTTTATTGTAACAGTATCTCCCGTCGCGTCCGTTGTTATACTTACATTTGTTCCTGCTATTAAAGTTAAAGTAGAACCTGCTCCATTTGCATTCACAGTTGATTGGCCGGATACGGCAACTGAACCAAATGAATTACCCCCAGCAACTAATGATGATGTGGAGAATGCTATTGATTTTCCTGCTCCATCTCCCACCCAAACGTATCCTTGTTGCAAAGATGCGGTGAACGATGATGATATATAACTAGATGCGGTAGAAAATGTTGCAAAATCTGAATTAGAACTTTGAAATACAATATTAGAATTATTTACACTAACAAGGTTTAGCGAATTTTCACTTTCTATAAACCCAACAATACCAACTGCAGGTTCTAAATTAAAATCAAATGTATTTTCAAAAATAGTTGATGACCCGGCCAATGATGATGTGGAAACAACCGTAGTTTTATTATTTGCATCTCCTACCCACACATATCCTTTTTGCAGAGATGCAGTAAATGATCCAGATAAATCCAAATTACCTGATACTATTTGATTTGATACAAATGTATTTGAACCAGTTGTTGCATATGAACCTGTTTTAGAATTCAAAGATGCCGTGCTGATATTTAGATTAGTTAGGCTAGTTGCTGTTGATGCCGTAAATGTATTTAAGTTTGTTAAACTTGTCGCAGTCGATGCAGTGAATGAATTTAAGTTTGTTAAACTTGTCGCAGTCGATGCGGTAAATGCATTTACCGATGCAGTCCCTGCACTCAACAGGTTAATACTAACTTGTTGAGAAGCGGATGATGCGTTTAGATTTGTTATACTAACATCAACGCTTGCCGATTTGCTTTCTAAATTAGTTAACCTAGTGGCTGCCGATGCAGTAAATGATTCTAAATTGTTAGTATCTATTATTAAGCTTGCAGTAGTACTATTCACACTACTATAAAATGTAGAGATATCTACACCATCAACATTCCCTGTCAATGTTATATTTCCCAATACATCTATTGATTTATTTATATCTAATGTCGAATTTGTATCATCCCATAATATACTTGCATTTGCACCCGAAATATGGAATCCCGCACCGTTAGATGCTGCCGATGTTGTTGATCCGGATGCAACTGATAATACTTTATCTTCTATAATTAATTCCGTTGTATTAATTGTAACGGTTGTTCCCTGTACAGTCAAGTCACCAAATATTGTTAAATCACTTCCGTTTACGGATATAGCCGATTTTAATGATGATGTGTATGAGTTTATAGATGATGTTGCAACGTTTAATGCATCTATACTAACTTGCTGCGATGCGGTATTTGTATTTAAGTTTGTTAAACTAGTAGCAGTGGATGCAGTGAATGAATTCACAGATGCGGTTCCGGCACTTAATGCATTAATACTAACTTGTTGCGATGCCGAACTTGCATTTAAATTGAAAATACTGCTACTCGCCGATGCAGTAAATGAATTTAAGTTTGTTAAGCTAGTCGCAGTGGATGCAGTAAAACTATTTAAATTTGTTAAACTCGTTGCAGTAGATGCAGTGAATGAGTTTAAATTAGTTAAACTTACTGCAGTTGATGCGGTAAATGAATTAACCGATGCAGTTCCTGCACTTAACGCATTTATGCTAACCTGTTGTGATGCCGAACTTGCATTTAAATTAAAAATACTGCTACTTGCTGATGATGTGAAACTGTTTAAGTTAGTTAAACCGGTCGCAGTAGATGCAGTGAATGAGTTTAAATTAGTTAAACTTACTGCGGTTGATGCGGTATTTGTATTTAAGTTTGTTAAGCTCGTTGCCGTAGATGCAGTGAATGAATTGACAGATGCAGTCCCCGAACTCAATGCATTGATACTAACCTGTTGAGATGCTGAACTTGCATTTAAATTAAAAATACTGCTACTTGCCGATGCAGTAAACAATTCTAAATTTGTGGTTTCTATTAATAAACTAGCGGTTGTACTTTCTATATTTGTTAATCGTGTAGAAGTAGAACTCGTAAATGAATTTATTGATGATGTATATGCAGCAAATGTAGAATTAGATGATGATAACAATCCACTGGGCAGTAATGTTGAGAATGATGATGTAGCTACCGCACTTGCCGTACCGGTCGAATTACCTACCCAAGCATATCCACTCTGTAATGATGCGGTTAAATTACCTGTTAGTATTAAATTATCAGCCCATATATCTTTTGCTACACCGATACCTCCAGCTACTCTAATTACTCCCGTTACTTTCGATGTTGCGTTTGTCGTACCCGTCAATACTATGGAATTTGCGGAAGAATTTCCTCTTCCCAAAACAGAATCCAATGTATCTGTTTCCGTATAACTTGCTACTACTCCTGTAAGTCCACTACCATCACCATAAAACTTTCTTGCCCACACATCCATCATAAATCCCGCACCACCGCTGATTATGAGTGCTCCGGAACCAGATGATGTCGCATTTGTAGTGTTTGTTATTACAATTGGATTATCGGTTGTATATCCAATATCTGTTACATCCTGTAGCGATAGTAGAGTGGGTCCAACATTTGCGGTTGGATCAGATTGTAACACCCATTGTGTAGATGTTCCATCATTATATCTTATGTATGATTTTCCAGTATCACTATCATACCATATCATATTATCATATGTGGTAGATGGTGCGTTTACTGATGAAGTTATGTATATATTTCCAACTATAAGTGATGATGTTGGTAATAAAGAACTTTTATTTGATGAATTACCCACCCAAACATATCCTTGATTTAATGAGGCCGTTAGTGATCCTAAAACATCAAGATCACCATTTCCCACAATATCTCTCGTTACAAATACATCCCTTTGAAAATTACCATCCTGTGTTACTACCAATTCACCAAATGAACCGGTTCTAGTTAGAGTGATAGACCCCGTAGTAATACTATTTGTTGTTACTATATGTTGTATAGATTGTGTGGTGGATGATGATACGTGAAGAAATACTCTTCCATCAAATGTATTAATTGCAATCTCACCAACAGAAAGCGAAGATGTAGTAGGGACTTTGCCCGATAACGCCGAGCGTTTCAGAATAATGCTTTGAGCCATATCTATGGTATCCTTTAAAAGTTATATAACAACAACGTAGTATATACTACCAGAATAAATATTATTTATTTAAATAAAAAAACCCTTCCGAAGAAGGGTTTTTATTTTTATATCATTTTATGAATTAGAAGGAACCACCATCTATAACATTACTCATCGTAAATGCAGTTCCATTCCATTGTAACAAATCACCATCCGTAGTAGGTGCAGTTACCAAATCCAAATTACCAGTTGTTTCTCTAAACACCAATCTTTTACTAGAACCCCCCGTTGGGATATTAAACGAACCTGTAAATGCTGAAGCGCTAAAGGGTCTGTTTGCTGTCCACAAATCAGGAGTTGCTGCGTAAGTAAAACTTGCACCGGAGCCTGAAATTAATATTCCTGAACCATCTGCCTGTGCAGCGTTTGTTGATCCGGATGCCAACACTATCAATTTATCTTCTACAACAAGTTCGGTAGTATTGAACGTAACAGTACTTCCTTGTACTGTCAAATCACCAATTACAGTAAGATTTGAACCATTTACCGATATTGCTGATTTTAAAGATGAGGTATAGGAGTTTATGGATGATGTCGCAACGTTTAATGCATCTATACTAACTTGCTGCGAAGCTGAACTTGCGTTCAAGTTGGTTAAACTTGTCGCAGTCGATGCGGTAAAACTATTAACCGATGCAGTTCCTGCACTTAATGCATTGATACTAACTTGTTGTGATGCAGAACTTGCGTTTAAATTAGTTAAACTTACTGCCGTTGATGCAGTGAATGAATTTAAGTTTGTTAAGCTAGTCGCAGTGGATGCGGTAAAGCTATTTACAGATGCAGTTCCTGCACTTAATGCGTTAATACTAACTTGTTGAGAAGCAGTACTTAAATTTAAATTCAATACACTATTGCTAACAGATGCAGTATATAAATTTATGTTTGCTACACTAATATCCACCGATGCAGACTTGCTTTCCAAGTTTGTAAGTCTTGTTGCCGCCGATGCAGTGAATAATTCTAAATTAGTAGTTTCTACTATTAAACTTGCAGTAGCTGAGTTTAAGTTGGTTAAGCTTGTTGCAGTTGATGCAGTGAATGAATTAACTGATGCAGTTCCTGCACTTAACGCATTTATACTAACTTGCTGCGATGCTGAACTTGCATTTAGGTTTGTTATACTAACATCTACCGAAGCTGATTTAGATTCTAAATTTGTCAATCTAACTGCGGCGGAAGATGTGAAAGTATTTAAGTTAGTTAAACTCGTCGCAGTTGATGCAGTAAATGTATTCAATGAGGCAGTAGCCACATTTAATGCTGCAATTGCTTGATATATGATCTTCACCAACCGCTACTGTAAACGTATTGGTTGTAAGTCCAATTTCATCACCAAGAGATCCTGTGTTTTTAGGACCTGAAATTAATATAGCGGAATTGTATCCTTCATTTGCACCGGATGGATGTTGGTACAACCAATGATTATTTACGGAATCCCAAAATAGAGAACCCGTAGCGCCTGTTGATCCAGAGTCGACTACACTAATACCACCGAACCTAATAGCTGGTGTGAATGTATTTAAAACAATTTGATTATCTCCTATACTTACCGCACTTGCACTAATATTTGAAATAGATGAAGAACCTATTACAACCAAATCGTTCTGTATATAAACAGAACCGCTAAATACTTGCGTTCCTATGAAAGTGTTTGAACCCGTTGTTGCGTATGATCCGGTCTTATTCGATAATGAATCTAATCTATTATTTTGAGTTGTATTTGTAGTATCGTTTGAACTCGTATATGTATTTAACGCATTTATACTAACTTGTTGTGAAGCCGATGATGCGTTTAGGTTTGTTAAACTTACTGCAGTCGATGCAGTGAATGAGTTTATATTTGTTAAGCTCGTTGCGTTAGATGCAGTAAATGAATTTAAGTTTGTTAAACTTACCGCAGTTGATGCAGTGAATGAGTTTAATGAACCAGATGAGACGTTTAGTGCATTTATACTGATTTGTTGCGATGCAGAACTTGCGTTTAAATTAGTTATACTTATCGCTGCAGATGATGTAAATAATTCCAAATTAGCAGTTTCAACCAATAAACTCGCCGTAGCAGAGTTTATGTTTGTTATACTAATTGCAGTAGATGCGGTGAATGAGTTTAAAGAAGAAGTACTTACATTCAATGCATTAATACTAACCTGTTGCGATGCCGATGATAAGTTTAAGTTTGTTAAACTCACCGCAGTTGATGCAGTGAATGAATTCAAAGATGATGTTACCGTCTGTATTGCCGCAAATCTACTATCGGCGGATGCTGTATATTGATTTAGCAATGCAATACTACCCACACCCGATGCTTCTAATGAATCCAATCTACTATCAACCGATGCGGAAAATTCTTGAATGTTACCAACCAAATTAATTGCCTCATTTGAATCCGTTCCCAACAAATATAAAGTTGGAAGAACATTGGATGCACTAACGTAGTAAGGAACACCGTTCAATAGACCGTTATATGTGGCATTGGAGAATGTATTTGGTACGGTAGTACCTCTCATTACTCTGTTTACTGCCTGTATTTGTCCGTTTTCTGCTGCAGCAAATACGATGGATGATCCATTTGTAGGGGATATATTTGATGAACCCGACGCTATTACTAATTCACCCTTCGATAAAGATGAGGTTACACTTGTTAGCGATTCAAGACTACCACGCCTGTGTTTAATTATTTGTGCCATATTTTAGTTATTCTCCGTTAAAATTTATTGATTATGGTTATTCAATATATAAATATCATTTTTTTTTGATTACCACTCTCCTTGATCTATAATATTTGCATCCGCACTTCCACTAGCCGATGGGTCTGCCGGTAAAACCGTTCCACCCGCCAAATAAATCTGTGCAGGAACATTTGTATCATCTGCATTAGGTCCTTCTGGTAAGTTGTTTGCATCCACAACACCCATTGCACCACTCACTATTAATGAATAAGAATCAGCATCTCTTGTAGATATTGTAATATTTTTAAGTGTACTACCATCCAATTGAGTAGATGATGATATTATTCCTTGAGGTATTCCTGTTATACTACTCCAATCCGATGTACCGATTGTTCCACTAAGCGCATATCTTACATCATATGCACCGGTCAGTTGAGATGATGCTGATATCACCCCAATGTAATCAACTACAGTTGTTACCGATTCGGTGAATGTTTCTGCAATCGCAGCTGCCTGTATTAGGAATGAACTACTTTCTATTTGTTTCAGTTGTATTAGTGTTGCCATTTATTTAAATTTACCTATAACATAAATATTACTTATATCTTGTGAATTGAAATCTATATATTCATCGTTTAATGTTATAATAACATCGGTTCCAACTTCTTTTATTGTATAATTTCCTGGAATATGCAATCCATCCACTATTATTTCAAAATTGTCAGGAGATACTCCTTCTGTCCCATAATCAAGTACCGTATTATTTAAAATAAGTTTACCAAACCCCTCATTACTATACGCATCAACGTTTTTAGAACTAACCCTACCACTAAATTGTAAAATTTCGTTGTAGAATTCGTTTATAGTATTTCTATTATTTGTTACTTTTGTTGTATTTGAATTTGAACGAGTATTTGATTGATAAGATGCCGTAGATGGTATATCTATATTTAATAAACTGCCCGTTAAATACAAATCATCATTTAGATTATTTGGATTTATTTTAGGTAAAACTCTATTGAGTTTTTTTGCGTTTGAATTAAATCTATTAAGCATAATTTTCTATATCTCCTTTTAAATAAATTTCATCCATCTCATCCAATTCATATTGAAATTTATTTTTTATAAATTTTACAACTATTCCATCTACCCCATCTTCTATCAAAAAATCTCTATTAGAAATATTTTGAGTATTTATATAAATAGAAACCCTATCTTGTAATTTTCTATATTCAATTTCTCTTAAAACTTCTACAAATCTATAATTTTTAGCTTCAAATATATAATAATTTGAATCTTTTAAATTTTTTACAGTTAAATGTACACCTGATATTTTTCTAGATATTTTTTGTGTTATATCTAATAATGTTCTTTTCATTATAAATCTATAAATTTACCTGTTATAGTTATTTCATCGGTATTGGTAACATCAAATCCCAAAATTAATGGATAAAATGTTATAGTGAAGTTTCCTGTTGCGATTACATATGTTACTCCAAAATGTGTACCATAGTAATACCTAACACCATTTATATAAAGTTTAATATCATATGGTTCACCACTTATTGTCATTGTGCCGGATATTACGGATGTCAATAAAGGTGGTGCTTTTATTGGTTTGATAGCTGTAAATGTTATTGTATTATTTGCTACAGGGGTTTGTACTTTACTATTGTTTAGTGATAAAAAGTCTACAAGATCTTTGTTATCGTAGTACGGAGATGGAGTAGTTAGCAATCCTTCAAGTCTACCATTTGCTGTCATATCTGTTTCAGTTGATACTATAAATCTACCAGCAGATATTGATTTTTTAGTAGTTGCTTCTCCATCAAACGTTTCAGGAAGTAAATAGGCCTTTACATTTAATGAAAATTCAACTCTATTAATTCTTTCCGTACCTTCTCCCACCTCATTTACAACATTAAATTCTCCTACTGATGTATTGAATTTAAACTTATCTTTATCGCCCCAATAAGATCCTGCGAATTGTAATTGTTCAATAACCGTATTAAGGTGTTCTGTAAAATTTGTCCAAACCATACAATCGTAGTTTATTTCAACGTAATCCGGCATAGTAACATTAAATAGTTCGTATTTTGGTTTTGTACTTGCACCAAATAAACTAAATCTATCATATCGGTTTTCAGGAGAATACTTTCTTATCGTTGGGTACGATACGTGTCTATTCAACATAGCCATTGCTTCATTTTTTGCAACACTAGTTCTTCTAATCATCATTAAAGGAAGTTGTATTTTTCCTTTTGGATCCCTATATACACCCTGTCTACGTGCACCATTCCATCTTTCTGAATTACCATATATAACCGGAATTTTTAAAAGTTTTCCATTATCATCCAGATTTGGTAGTACGGTATCTTCCAAATAGGTCATCATCGCATAATCAATATCAAATAAAGTTACACTCTGCTTTAAATCTTTTTTAGCAGATTTTATTTGATTTGCTCTGTTTAAATTGGGTTTTAATGGATTTGTTGACATATATTTTAATTAACTCGTTCTTCAATATTAAGTGTAGCTTTGTTTACCATAAAAGTGGAGCATACTATACTCCAATTTCTATCACTATTTTCTCCAGGTAATCCACCAACAAATTGTACTTCATTTGTATTATCTATTTCATAATATGAATTATCAAAATAAATAACATCACCAATTTCCGGGTATGCATTTCTTTCTTCACACAATAATCTATCAAATTTGAAAGTTATATTTTGTTGATTATCTGATCCAAATCCCTCATAAACTGCTGTTTCCGGCTCTTTATCAATCAAAACATATAGTTCAACTCCAGGATGCCAAGTTTTATTTGTAGATTCACCATATAGATTTACCCTTGTTTCATTTAAATTAATTTTAAATAAAACACAAGTATTTTCTATCACAGTATCCACCAATTCCCTTGCTAAACTTCTAAAAAGTTGCAAGTCCCTATCTAACATAAACTTTGGCATATTATCCTACATATAGTTTTAAAGGTACTTTTCTTAACATTTCTTGATGATGGTCTGCTTCGTGTGCCTTATTTTCCATCACTTTTATTCTACTTAATTCTTCCAAATTCTCTCTTAATTGAGTAATTAATGCATCCTTTTCTACCTGCGCCTCTGATCTCAATGCCGCACCATCCAAAGTCACATCACCATCTGGAATAGGAACGGAATTATATTTTTCTCTTATTGCTCCTAATAATTCTTTTGCAAGTGCAAGTGCATATTTTCTAATCCATTGTTTACCGACATCATTTATATTACTATATTGAATAAAATCATACGGAATATCGGAATAATCTGAAAGTGAGTCTGATTGAATGGTTTGAGAATCATGTTCAAACTCATCTCTACTCATATAATCGAAGTATATTCTTTTTGGTGACCTTTCACTTGGAACAGGAAATATTTCTATTTTATTATCTACTATATTGAAAGTAAATGCCGATTTTCTTATTTGGTCATTAAATTCTATATGCTGCATTCTTAATAAATCCTCATATATAGGCATCATTAAGAACTGTGCTGCGGGTGAATAGTTACCAAACCCAAGTTCACCAATTAAGTTAAGGGTTCCCTGTGCGCCAACCGAATATGGATCAAAAAATCTTGTAATTGCCGGTACTGCTTCGTAGAATACCTTAACAACATCAATTGTACTACTAGTGTACATTGTTGCAAATGATTG